TTTAACCAATGTTTCATAATCAGTAGCGGTTACTGCTCTATCTTGAGCTGCGTATTGTAAAGGTGCATTAAATTTTATTGAGTCATTTGTTTCAGCTTCTGCACCACCTTGCGAAACTGAATCAGTTGTAATGGTAACATCTGTATTGCCATCAATGTTTCCTGATAATGAAAATTTTGAAGCACCATTTGAATCTGCTTTATTGGTAACAATATATTCTAATATAACTATATTACCATCATCTAATTTTTTACCTACAATACCATCACCAAAATAAACTTCAAATTTTCCATCTGATCCTTCTTGTAAAAAATAAACTCTTGTATCACTTGATACATCATTATAACCACCTGCTAAATTATAAGTTTTTTCTGTAGTATCTGTAGCACTAGTTTGTACTGAAACTTTTAATGTTGTTGTATCAGCGTCTGTACTTGGTATAATAAATTTTTGGTCTACATCACTTTCATTAAAAGTATATTTAAAAGTTACCAATGTACCTTCATAAATTTTTACATTATTAAATTGATAAACACCATTAATTGGAGAAATTGTAATATCTTCATTGGTTACATATTGATAATCCGTATCGTTAACTTTAGTTGTAAATATTGTTCCTTTATCCATTGTAACCGATGAACCTGTGCCAGTATTTAATTTAACATCTATTTGAGCCATTGGTGCGTGTGGAGAGTTAGGTTTATATCCTAACATTTTTGCTAATGATACAATATTATTTCTAATATCAGCACTATCTAAAAACATTTCATTACTAGACATATTAGCCAAGTAAGCAAGATAGTGTGTGTTATAAGATAATACATCTAATAGAATTGCTAAACTTGATCCTTCAAAATCATAGTCTTGAAATTCTTTTTGACCTTGTAAAAATGTTTTTAAATTAGCTTTGATTAAATCAAAATCGTAATCTGATATATTTAATTTGTGTTGCGACATCTATTATCTTAACCTTTGTAGCATTGTTGTAACCTGTTGAGGACCTGGTATACCGTGAACATAAAAATATATATCACATACTAATCTGTTTCTATCTGGATCATCATCTAAACTAACAGAGTCTAGTTGTACTCTAGGTTCATAATTTGTTATTACTTCTTCAATTTTTCTTTTTAAGAATATTCCTGTAATAGGAGTATAATTTTCAAATAATAAACCTCTAATACCACATCCTAATTCAGGATGAAATGGTCTCTCATAAAAATTTGTCTGTATTAAGTTTTTTACAGCTCTTTTAATAGCAATAACGTTTTCAACGGTATTGACATCATTAGTAACCTGGTTTCTTCCAAAATCAAGGTCTATATCCTTGAATCTTCTTGAATTCCTTTTACTTTTATTCGTACTTGATGAGTCGTATATTGCCATAACTCTAATATTTATATGGCTTTAACTAGCCACCTGCAAAAACATTTGGAGAACCTTTAGTCATTTGTCCTGCGTCTGTACTATCACCAATTCTAGCAACAGATAGACTATGTACTCTAACGGTTGAAGAACCTACATTAACAAATTTAACGTGGTCTGGACAAGGAGGCATTGGAGGTGCTGGATGAGCTATAGTAGGATCGGTAACTCTAGCAATTAAAATACTATTTGCTCTAACCGTAGATTGTTGAGGTGTATCTAATATTGTTGTTGATGTACAGATATGACCTGTTGATAATTCATCACCTTCTCTACTTACTGCTGGCATTACTTAACTTCTACTTCCCCACCTGCAGCCTCTAAATCTTTAACTATCTTATCAGCTTCGTCTTTTTCTAAATCAGATTTAATCTCTTTAGGTAAAGCTTCTACGAAATTCTTTGCTTCTAATAGACCTAAATCTAATATACTTCTTACTACTTTGATAACAGGTATTTTTGAGTTTTCTTTAAATGATTTTAATGTAATCTTTTTTAATTCAGATGGAGCTTCAGCAGCTGCTTGAGCAGGTGCGCCTGCTTGTGCTAAATTATCTAAATCAATATTCCATTCTTTACTTAATTTCTTTGCTAATTCACCAGCTTCTAGTACAGTTAACTTTCCTAACTCTTCAACTAACGTATCAATATTTGCCATTACTTACCTAACTTCTTTTCTCTACCTATTGGTAGTGTTTGCCATTTTGTCATCTCTACGCCTTTTTTACTAATCCATTCAATATAGATTAATTTACTTTTTACTTTATTTTGAAAAGATTTAACTGCTTTTTTCCAACTATTAGAAGTTATCTCTTCGTTTATTTCTTTACCATCGGTAAATTTAAATACTCTTTCCTTTGCCATCTTGTTTATTCCTTTTCACTTTACATTTTTTATCTTCACATCTACAAAATTTACAGATTTCTAAACGAAAAGTCTCCATCATTTCGTATAAGATTTTTCCACAATGGGATTTTCTCCCACAATTATTGCAATATGTCATAATAGTATATTTATATTAGAAATTACAATGAGCTATGGCACTTCTTATGTCGGTTTCCATTAAATTATTTGCATTTTCAGTTGCCGATTTACCGATTCGTTCATAATCAGGCGAAAATTTACAATTTTTTAGATTTCCACAAGAAACTAGAACAAAAAGAGAACAAAGAATTAAAAAAATATTGATTTTTTGCATTTTTTTTAATTTTTCCCTTGACTTTCTTGTATTTTTAGTATATATTTATCGTATAAGTTGAAAAAAAGGAAACATTATGAAAAAACTATATGAATATACAACAATTATTTGTTCAATATTAGGTACTTTGATGTTTATAGGCGCTGTTGGTGCAATTGACGGTGGTTATAAAGGTATTCCAATGAACGATAATTGGTTTGCTTGTGGAGCATTATCATTATTAGGTATTGCTATGTTTATTTTAGCATTATACTCTCAAGCATTGTACGCTGAAAAAGATTAATAATCTTCTTTCATAAAATAATCATCATTTTCGTCATTTAACAACACCGCAACTAGGTGAACTCTTTGCGTTTCGCCTCCATTAAAGAAATTGTGATATCTAGTATTGTCAGTTATATAACCATTACCATTTGCTGGCATATGGAACGCTTCATCTTCAATAACCATCTTACAGCCTTTATTTGTAGTAATAGGAATATGTAATCTTTTGTCTGGATCTCTATGCCAACTTAAACAACTTCTAGGTGGTTTCATTAGAAAACGAACACGACCTAGTTTGAATCTTAACTTTAAGTAATCGTAAAGAGTTTGAACATACGTTCCTTTAAATTCTGGACATATTTCGGTGTATTCTTCTTCTTCAACTTTCTCACATCTTTGTTCTTCTTTACCTGAATCATCAGGACGGGTCCAATAGATTCCACGGACATTACCACCAGATATTGATTTTGGATCCCCAGGCTTACGGTTGACGCATATAGCATTGAAATCTATATTTGCTGGGTTATCTGTAGAAAAACCTTTTTTCTCTTTAAACTCTTCATAACACTTTCTTAACTCTTCTAAATTAATATCTAGGTCTTCTATTATTTCATACGTAGTCGTCATACTACTATTTATGAATATAATGACGCTAATCTCCTTGCTCCGTAAGTAATCATATAATCACAACCAGCTCTTTTGAATATATCATAAGTTTCTTCTAAACTGCCTGGAGCACCTATACCTAACCATTCTCCAGATGTTTGATAAGCACCAACAGGTTTACCAGTTGCTTCTTTGATAGGTTTAATTAAATCTAAACTCGTAATACCTGGTTTAACCATTAATTCATCTGCACCATCATTTGAATATTTTACTGACCTTTCAATTGCACCTTCTCTATCATCAACATCTAATTGATATGGTCTGTAAATACCTTTTGCTATCTTCATAGCACTTCTCCAGTTTCTATAAAAAGTAGAACGAAACTTTGTACTATAACTCATAACATCTATATTACCATCTTTTAATGATTTAATATTTTTAACCGTATTATCTTGGCAATCACTTGGCGCTATTGTAGCACCAGACGCTGTGTAAATATCTTTTGCGGATTGTAATAATAACTTATCTGTTTTTTCTTGGTCACCTATAATACAACAATGACCATCTTGCGTGTATGAACATAAACATAAATCTACAATCAATCTATTTTCTGGTTGTATATCTCTTGAAAGACTGGCAGCGGTAACACACACTTGGTCAAACTTATGAGCGTCTATATGTTCGTTGCCTCTATGCGTATCTGCTTTCTCACCTAATTTAAATTCTGGAATATAAAATAAAAGAAATTCTTTTACACCTAAATCCATATCTTTCTTAACACGTTCATTAACTTCTTTCCACGCATTATAGATTTTATTATCTTCTCCTAGTCCAGTTTCTCTTGTAGAATAACTAGCGAATATTGGTTGTATTAATCTCATACTACTGACTTTGCTAATTGATTATGATTTCTTTTATACATTAATGCTGTTCTTTGTTGTTGTTCAATTGGCGTAACCAACTTAAATTTATTTATACCCATTGCTTCATATTTCTTTAAATCAAAATAAAATTCATCCCATTTTATATCATCATTATAAAAGGATCGTTCTTGACCTAGATGTATTAAACTACAAACAAATTTTCTTTTTAATTCTAAATTAATTTTAGATGTTGTTCCATAACAAGTCTTACTAGGACAATTATAAGAACATTCTATATTCATAAACAATCTTAACAAATCTTTTCTTTTAATACTTTCTATAAATTTCATATCATCATTACAATGAATAGGTAAAACAATTGTATCATATAAACCTAATGCAGCTTTCTTTTCAAACTTTTCATTATCAGTAATATCTTGTATACAACTTGCTTCTATATTATAATTAGAAAAATCATTTTTAATCCATTCTGCTAACTTATCACTATTAACAATAACAGCGTTTCCTTTTCTATTATATTCTTTTAATGCTGATTTACTTTTCTTATATGCTTCTTCTGTTGGTGTTTTATTTTGTAAAGTTAATTTAACACCAATACCATTATCATATACAAAAGGTAAATCGTGTTTCATTATTTCTGGCCAGTATGCAGGTCTTCCACCATATAATGGAATATATTCTTCTACTTGTCCATAAACACAATCTATATCTTCATATTTAAAATTAAATGGAGCAAATCTTTTTGCTCTTTCTATGTGTAAATCTAAATGTACTTGTATAGGAACGCCTGGCTCTTTCGCTCTACTTGAACAACTTATTTTCATTATTAATATGGATGCCAATCTTCTGGTTTAACTTTTACATCATTGCCATATCTATCCGATATAATTGATAAACATAAAGCAACCATTGCAATTGCAATTATAAACCAAAGACCTTTACCTTCTTCCCAGTTTGTTAACAAATACCAAAGCACTTGTAGTCCATTCATTTCGTCATACATCTTTTTAACTCCTCTAATAAATCAAAAAACCATTTAAGTTTTTTTATATCGTTCTTTGGTATCTGTTTCAAAAACTTTGGATAACCATCATTTAGTTTTTCAATTATTAACTTTAACCTTGCCTCTCTTCTCATACTGTAAATTATCTTTTGCTCTTAACTTCAATTTCTTTAAATCTTTTAACTCTTGCCAAGATGAATAAGACCTATCGTTTTTTCTTACCTCTTCTTGTAGATTTACTTTTCGCTTTAACTCTTTGTGTGCTTCTTTTACCATATCTCTCCTTGTCTATGTTGTGTAAACGTGGATAATAATCTTTAGGCCAATTACAATTAATTGTTAATAAAGTATTGTCTTGCGAATAAATTGTAATTTTATGTCCAGTTGGTGTTGATGTTTCCCAAAATCTTTCGTACTTATTTAAATTAATTACTTTTTCTTTTGGTGCCTTATTTGTGAGTCTAGGCATTTTTTTAATGTAGTGCTTATCATACTTCTTACTACAATATTCTTTAAATTGGTTTTCGTTTGGTGTGTTGTTTGCGATATCATCTAAAAAGTCTTCTTTAGGACTTGATTCAAAATCGTAAGTGGCGGCATATATGTTTCCGTTAGGATTCACATTACCACTATCTTCTTGTTGCGCTATCATTTGAGCGAATGCTTCTTTGTCCATAATTTAATCTCCGTTTATTATTATTTATAACGTTGGTAAATCAGTTCTAAAACAGATTAATTCAAATATATCTATTGAAAATATATAACCTAAATAAAATGTTCCTATATAAGTCATTGCAATAAACATACCTAATAAAAAGTATTTCATTGTTAGTCCTTTAATGTGTAATCTTTTAAACCTTCATCTAAATCACCTAGTCTTTTAAGAAAAGTTAATCGTAAAGGTTTCTTTGTTAATTCTTTATTATCAAACTTACTTGGATCGTTAATAATATCTTTTAACATATTAACTCTATAATAAGCATTGTAATTTGGATAATCTACCCAAGCCCAAGCTTTATAACCTGCTTTTTCTTCTAAATCTTTTACAGTTAATGGTTCGTCTTTATCTGCCCATATCATATCGCCTTCTGTAATATCTGAATAATTGATTTTAATTCTATGTTTAGTTTTACTATATAACCAATTACTCATCTTAATAATAATCTCATTACTTTCTCCGTGTCTATAACCATCATACATCCAACCAATCGTTTCTAAAAGTCTAAACCATTGTACACCAACACAGACACCATTTTCATAAGCACCAATCCAACTATTCTTAGCTCTATCGCACCATCTAAAGACTTCACCTTTCATATCTTTAGTTTCGTCATTACCTTTTAATTCGTAATTGCCGTTAATCGTGTGTAAAATGTAAATGTTAAATTTGTTGGAAGCTTTGTTAAGTACATTATCAAAGTATCTAGCAGCCATATATTTCAATGCCTCTAATTGTGTTATTTCTTTCACTTCAATCATACTACTATTTATACGGCGTAAGTTAAACTCAAAATATCTCATAGACCCTTAAAGATTCTCCGAGATTCGCAAGATTCGGCCGTTTTATTTTTTATTCAGTTTTTTGATTTTTTTTGCGGATTCGCTGTGATATGTCTTTAGAGAGTCTTAGCAGCATTCTCTGGAGTGTCTACACACATATATATAAAAGTTTGATTTTTCAGAATAAGCGACCAAGCCATTTTAAACCAAACATAATAGGTATAACCATAAACGCTTTAACTATACCAGCGTCTAATAACACTAACGTAAATACAATACCAAGAAAGATATAGAACGCCCACGTTTTCCAGTTGAATAAAAATGCTAGTATACCTAATAGTATAAGTTGTATATTAAGTGGTATTTTTCTTCCTATTCTTTTTAATAATTTTCTCATATTACATAAACCATAAGTTTCCGTGATAATAACCTAACGCTGTTGATATAAGAAACAATATAACAAACATTAATATTAACTCTTTAAATGTCATCTATATTATCGTCTAATTTCTCCTTTGCACGTAAGACTACTTTACGACCAGACTTACCACTATAAGGATTCTTATATTCTATACGAGCAGGACCAGGTTCAGGTTCCCATTCAAATCTGTAAGATTCGTTTTGTGGAATCCAATCTGTAGTAGGTTGTTCATATGCGTCTTGTGGAAGTTTAGACCATATACCATTAAATAACTCATCTTCCGACATCATACCAAATTCATTGTAAACACGACCTACTGTTCTCTTAACCATAAGTTGTACTTTCTCTTTGTTATATTCTATAAGACGCTGAAAGTCCCAATACTCTTTTAAGTCTTCGTAATCTTTTCTTGAAATAGCCATTATAATACTATTTATTGGAAACAACTTTGGAGAGGCTTTTTATAGTCGGCGGATTTCCTAGGAAAAAATTAAATAATGATTTAAGGATATATCTAATGATTGTTATTGCATTTATAGATTAAATTTTTTTATGAGTTAAACAATAGCCCTTTTCTGTCAGGCAGCCATATGGCGACTTGGAGGATTATGGGTTAAGGTCTATTGTAGAACCTCTATGAATTACCGATGAAGTAGTATTACTTGTTTTAGTACCTTCAATAGTTTCTGTTTTATTACCAAGTATTTTACTTGTATAATTACCAGCCACTTTTAAATTATAATCGCCACCGCTGTTTATATTGATATTGCCTTCTACGGTGACCAGATTAATATTACCTTTATCTACTTGTATATTAATATTTGAATTCGGACCT